CCGAAAAGGCGCGTCTGGATGCGGAAACAGAAATCAAAGGAGTAGAGATTGGCAGCAGGATAGCCAAAGATCGTATGGATATGCTTCGTCCACAACCGAGGTCAACCAAACAAAAAGGCTAACTTATGGATAAGACGCTTGAAGTACTCCTCAAACAGGTACGTGACAAGCGGGATCAGGTAGTCGAAGCCGTGGCCAACAACGCGGCTAAAGATTACTCCGAGTATCAAAAACTCTGCGGCGAGATTCGAGGTCTATCGATCACAGAGGGTTTCATCCTAGACCTTGCAAAGAAAATGGAGTTTTCTGATGAGTGAATTTTTGATCGCCAGTCAAGATGGCGAGGTCTCGACGCTGCCAGAAACAGCGGAAGAGAAAGCGAAACAACTGCCGGAGCCGACCGGGTACCACATCCTGGTAGCGTTGCCGGACATAGAGGACAAGTTTGAAAGCGGTTTGATCAAGGCTGACTCAACAATCAACTTTGAGCAGGTGCTGGCAACCGTGTTCTTCGTCGTCAAGATGGGACCCGATTGCTACAAAGATGAAAAGCGGTTCCCGAATGGCCCGTGGTGCAAGGAAGGGGATTTCATTCTCGCCCGTCCCAACACCGGCACCCGTCTGAAGATCCATGGCAGAGAGTTCCGCCTCATCAATGATGATGTGGTCGAAGCCGTAGTACAGGATCCTCGCGGGATTAGCAGGGCTTAACAAAGGAGAAACAAATGGCAAGAATGCAGGAAGACGAGTTTAAGTTCCCCGACGAGCAGGAAGAGACGAAGTCTGCGGCTCAAGAGGATTTTGAGTTTGAGATAGAGGACGATACCCCGCCGGAAGATCGTGGCAAGGAGCCGATGCCCAAGGAGATCGTCGAGGAACTTGAGAGCGACGAGCTTGAAGAGTACTCCGAGAACGTCAAGACCAGACTGAAGCAGATGAAGAAGGTCTGGCACGACGAGCGCCGGGAGAAAGAACAGGCTCTACGTGAGCAGCAGGAGGCGCTGGCGTATGCCCAGCGGCTGATAGAGGAGAACAAAAACCTCAAAGGCCGGCTGACTCAGGGTGAGCAGGTATATGTTGAGACGGCCAAGACTGCGGCCGAGCTGGAGCTGGAAGCAGCCAAGAAGGAGTACAAGGACGCCTACGACATGGGCGATTCTGACCTGATCTTGGAGGCGCAGGAGAAACTGAACAAAGCTCAGTTCAAGCTTCAGAAGGTGCAGGAATTTGTTCCGTCTAGACAAGATCCAGAAGTTGAGGTACAACCGCAACAAATTCCAGTGTCTCGTCCTGACCAGAGGGCAGTTGCGTGGCAAGAGCGTAACGAATGGTTCGGTAAGGACGAGGAGATGACCAGCTTGGCTCTGGGCTTGCATCAGAAGTTGGTCAGTCAGTACGGGACTTCGTACCCCTCGACTGACGAATACTGGAAGAAGGTCGATGACACAATGCGTCGTCGATTCCCAGAGTATTTTGAGGAACGAGATGAGGCCGCTGCGCCGGAGACAAAACCCCAGCGCGAAAAACCTCCGGCTGTCGTAGCACCAGCAACTCGCAGCACTGGATCCAAGAAGATCGTAGTGAAGCAGTCAGCAGTCGCCATGGCCAAAAAACTTGGCGTGCCGCTGGAAAAATACGTACAGGAAATGCAAAAACTGGAGAAGAGAAATGGCTGAAAATCGTACCCCCCGTAATATTGAGACTCGTACCCAAACCGAGCGTCCCAAGCAGTGGATGCCGCCGGAGCTTCTGCCAGAACCAGATAAGCAGCCGGGGTACAAGTATCGTTGGATCCGCGTGACGCTTGGCGGTCAGACTGATGCACGAAACATCTCGCTCAAAATTCGAGAAGGTTGGGAGCCAGTCAAGATCGAGGAGCAGCCGCAATATCAACTGCTAGTCAACGGCGAAGGACGTTTTAAAGATTGCGTACAAGTCGGCGACGTGTTGTTGTGCAAGACGCCAGAGGAGTTTGCCGAGCAGCGTAATGATCATTACCTGCGTCAGTCCGAGCAACAAATCAAAGCGGTGGACAACAACCTTATGAGGCAAAATGACCCACGTATGCCGTTGTTCAAGGAGTCGAGTTCATCGACATCCAAGAGTATCGACGGTTAATTTTTTGGAGTTATAAATGGCATATCCTACTGTATCGAAGCCCTACGGGCTTCAGCCGGTCAATTTGATCGGTGGTCAGGTGTACGCCGGTTCGACTCGCCTGTTCCGTATTGCTAGTGGCTACGCTACCAGCATTTACTACGGCGATGTGGTCAAGATGAATTCTGACGGCACTATCGTCAAGGATACTGGTACTTCCACAGCGACCCCGGTTGGCATCTTCCTAGGCTGCACTTACACCAACCCCTCGACCAATCAGAAGCTCAACTACCAGTATTACGCTGGTGGCACTGCTGCTCCTGACATCCAGGCGTATGTTGTAGATGATCCTGATGTTCTGTTTAAGATGGCTGCCGTTTCGTCCGGTACTACCGTTGCTTTCTACAGCTCGGAGCAGATCGGCCTGAACGCTGCACTGATTCAGAACAATGGCTCGAACACCACGGGCGACTCACAGGTTGCAATCAACGGCGCTTCGTTCGCCACGACTGCATCTCTGCCGATTCGTATCGTTGACATCGTGCCTGATACCTCGAATAGCTCGAACGGCTATTGCGAGTTCATTTGCAAATTTAACGCACCATACGCAGTTTCCACCTTCAGCAGCCCGGCTAACACCGTAAGCACTGTCATTACTGGTGGTCATGCGTATCTGAACCCGACTGGTGTTTAAGGAGTAAGACATGGCTATTTCACGCGCACAATTACTGAAAGAGCTACTGCCTGGCCTGAACGCACTGTTCGGCATGGAGTATGCTCGTTACGGCGAAGAGCACAAGGAGATCTACGAAACCGAGACCTCCGAGCGTTCGTTCGAAGAAGAAACCAAGCTGTCTGGCTTCAGCGCCGCACCGGTCAAGAACGAAGGTTCTGCGATCCGGTACGACAATGGTCAGGAAGCTTGGACTGCCCGCTATAACCACGAGACTATCGCTCTGGGTTTCAGCCTGACCGAAGAGGCCATCGAGGACAACCTCTATGACTCGCTGTCGGCTCGTTACACCAAGGCGCTCGCTCGTGCGATGGCGTACACCAAGCAGGTTAAGGCGGCTGCTGTTCTGAACAACGGCTTCTCGTCCAACTACCCCGGTGGTGACGGTGTTGCTCTTTTCAGCACCTCGCACCCGCTGGTCTCTGGTGGCACCAACAGCAACACCCCGACGACTCAGGTTGACCTGTCTGAAACCGCGTTGGAAAACGCAGTCATTCAGATCGCAGGTTGGACTGACGAACGTGGTCTGCTGATCGCAGCAAAACCCCGCAAGCTGATCGTGCCCCCGGCACTCCAGTTCGTGGCAACCCGCCTGCTGGAAACCCAGCTCCGTCCTGGCACCAATGACAACGACGTGAACGCGATCGTTAACAACGGTTCCATCCCGGAAGGCTATACGATCAACCACTTCCTGACCGACACGAACGCATGGTTCCTGACCACTGATGTTCCCAACGGCATGAAGCACTTTGTTCGTATTCCTCTGGCGAACTCAATGGACGGGGACTTCGATACGGGTAATGTTCGCTACAAAGCTCGTGAGCGTTACTCGTTCGGCTGGTCGGATCCACTCGGCATGTTTGCATCGCAGGGCGCGTAATAGAGGGGGGTTAAAAACCCCCCTTTTTCAATAGATTTATGCTATAACGCAGGAAAAATTGCGGAGCATATATGGCGCGCATCACGGGCACAGCTAGAGCAGAAGCAATAGCAAGTGGAAGCCAAACTTATCAAACTGGTAAGCCATGTAAACGTGGGCATTTTTCGCCAAGATATGTAACAACACATGCGTGTGTTGAGTGCCAAAAAGCCATCGCAAAGGTATGGGCGCAAGAAAATTTCGAAAAGTTGCGGGAAACAAATAGGAAGCAATATCGAAAGTCGCCAGAAAAAGTTAATGCAAGGTATGCCAAGCGTAGAGCTGGGAAGAAACAAGCTACACCAAAATGGATAGGATCTGGTGAGCTGTTTTTTTTGCAAGAGGCTTATGCTTTGGCAAAGGAAAGAGAAAAAATTTTTGGTTTTAAGTGGGAAGTTGATCACATACTTCCTCTTAACAATAAGCTGGTGTGCGGTTTACATGTGCCGGAAAACTTGCGAGTTATTCCACACAGTGTGAACAGAAGTAAAGGCAACAAGTTTTTTACTGAGGAGATAACAACCTTTCCTTTGTAGTAAACAATCTGGAGTTTTGCTCTACTCAACTGATCCAGCAGACGACACACCGATGAGTAGAGAAATCTTTGTGTGTAAAGGACAATCTAATGGCTGTATCTACTACCCAATCGATTTGGCGTTCGGGCGGCGGCGACAACACTCGCCAAGCCTACTGCGGCACTGGCGTTATGGCTGCCCAGTTCTACATCGCTAACGCCGCTGTTGCCGGCAACGTTGTTGTTGCTTCCGGCACTACCACCCCCGTTATTCTTCCTGCCAATGCTGTCGTCACGTCCGTGGTTATCACAAACGGCCTGACCTCTGGCACGATGAATGTCGGCTACACGACTATCGACGGCGCAACTTCCAACGCATCGTTCTACGTGTCTGCTCTGGCTGCGACTTCTGCCAAGACTGTGACGCCTGGTGCTACTGGCGCTGGCGATGGCATCGGAACCGCAGGAAGTGCAACCAAGAACTTCACCATTACAAGCCAAAGCGCAAGCTCGGCTGTTGGCGACGTTGCTGGCTACATTACCTACTACGTCATTGACCCTCTGTTTGGTCAGCAGAACAACTGATAGGGGGCCAGAATGGCTCAACAAACAGACGTA